GTACAGACGGACCTTGGTCAGGCGTAGGCGTGTACTCAGGCCACATCATTTTCTTCAAGCCGAATGGAATGTGCAAGATATACGGAACAGCTCCGTCAAACTACCAGGTCACGAACACCAAGTGCTTTGGCGTAGAGGATGGGTCGAGACTGTCTGTAGTCACGATAAACGATGTTGTGTATTACAAGTCGCTCATCGGCATCATGGCATACTCAGGCGGTTCTCCTGTCTGCATCAGTGAGAAGTTAGGCAGAGAATTCGCTAACGTAGTCGCAGGCTCTGAAGGTCAGAAGTATTACGCATCAGTTCAGAGGACAGGGCAGAAGGGCGGATTCTCCCTTTTAGTCTACGATATCGAGAGGGGCATATGGATGAAAGAAGATGACATCCGAATCCGAAGCTCCTGCTACGCAGACAACAAGCTGCATGTAGTCACTTACAGTTCTGACGAGCTGATATGCGGAGATGATGTAATGCCAGGGCCGTATCTTGTATGCGGTGATGGCAACCAGGCAGGCAAGATACACATCATGCATCCTATAGATCCTACGGAGAAGGCTGAAGACATCGAGTGGATGGCTACATTCGGACCATTCCATGAATATCTTGAGAACAAAAAGATATACAGCAAGCTGTCGCTCAGGCTCAAGGCAAACGGAAGATCGAGCGTAAGAGTGTACATATCGCTCGATGAAGGCGATTGGGAACTTGTGAAGACCTATAACTTTGCAGAGACAGGCGGAGCGGTCATCCCTATTATCCCAAGAAGATGCGACAGATATTCCATCAAGATAGAAGGCGAGGGTGACTGCGAGGTAGTAAGCCTGACAAGGAGAGCGAGACCAGGCTCATTCGGCAGGCTGTAGAAAGGAGACATTATGGCATACACAAGAACTACATGGCGGACAGGAGAGACTCCTCTGTCTGCAGGAAACATGAACAACATCGAGGACGGAATCGAGGAAGCTCTTGCCATTGTGCAGAGCATAGCCGATGTCATCTATCCTGTTGGCTGCTATTTCGAAACATCCGACACGGAATTCGATCCGAACGTAACATTTGGTGGCACATGGATATTAGAGGCTGCAGGCCTTGTCCATGTATCTGCAGGTGCAGGCTATGCGGTAAATGGTGCGAATACAAACACGAAAGATGGCGGTGCGACAACTGTAACGCTTAATGCAACACAAATACCTGCGCACACGCACGGGAGTAAAACCTTAAGTGGTTCATTCAAGTTAAGGTCTGGACCATCAGCAACTAACATTGTAAATGGTACAAGTGGGATTGCTTCTGTATTAAGAGCCACCTGGAGCGGTACGCATGGCGTGTTCAACGCAAGCAATGCTTCAAATCCATTGCTTGAAGAAATAAAAATTAATGCAACTCATGAACACAATTCTGTGGGTGGTGGACAGGCTCATAACAATATGCAGCCGTACGTAGTAGTAAATCGCTGGCATAGAACAGCATAGTGAGGTGGCATCATGGTTATCAACTATGACAGAAGAGAGAACGCAACAATCGATGAAAAGATCGAATCACTTATAGAGAGCATTATGCTCGCTCTGAATGAAAAGGCCGATATTACAGAGCTTGAGAAAATCAAGAAGCTCATTGAGGCAGAGGGGTAGCGTTATGGAAGAATCAAGAATAATCATACATGCAGAAATGCAGAGACTGATCCTGCGTACAGGCTTGATGAAGTATGCGAGCGATACAGTCAATTATGTCAAAGCGGAGTTCTCGCTTGGCAGAGGATGGCAAGACTTCGATGCAGTGCAGGCTATTTGGCGTACAAGATATGAAACTATCAGCGTCCTGCTTGATGAGGACGGATGCTGCATGGTCCCACAGGAAGTCCTTGCGAGGAAGTCAAGAGTCCAGGTCAACCTTGTTGGGTTCACAGCCGATGAGGACAGCCTGACATCGAGGCTGACCACATATCCGATAATCTGCCTTGATGTAGATGTAAAGGCAGAAATATCCGGTAACGAGACAGCAGAAGTCACTCCGAGTCAGTTTGAACAGTTTGTAGGTACCGTGACAGAGACTGCTACAAGGGCAAGCGAAGCTGCTACCAATGCGAGCGAGTCAGCAACTCAGGCAAGTGCGAGTGCAACTGAAGCAAGTCAAAGCGCAGACAATGCACTGACAAGTGCGAATGAGGCTGCGTCCTCTGCGAATTCGGCAGCTTTATCTGCTAACGATGCAGGTGCGAGTGCCGAGTCCGCATCTCAGTCTGCGATCTCCGCAAGCGAATCTGCCGATACAGCAAGCTCTGCTGCATCCGATGCAGCTCAGTCTGCATCATCTGCAAGCACTGCTGCGACAAGAGCAGAGACAGCAAGGGCGTTCCTTGAAAATGTGAGTGCTACAGCTAACACTCTTGCTCCTGGCTCGCAGGCTACAGCTTCATATGACGATGGCGTATTTAGCTTTGGCATTCCGCAGGGATTAAAAGGTGATACCGGAGTTCAGGGACCAAGAGGTGCAAGCGGTAACGGAATCAGTAGTGCTGTTCTGAACAGCGACTACACTCTGACACTCACATTCACAGATGGCACATCGTACACTACACCAAGTATCCGTGGCGAGAAAGGCGAAAAAGGTGACAGCGGTGAAGGTGGCGGTGGCGGATCTGTAACTGTCGATACAGAGATGAGCATCACATCCTCAAATCCTGTACAGAACAATGTCATCAAGAGCTATGTCGATATGGGCCTTGCGAACAAGATCAATGTAGGTGATGCACTGTGTGTTGTCGAGTTTACTTATGACTCGGCAAATGACAAATACACTGCAAGCAAATCTGCGAATCAGATATATGAGGCGTGGACCAACGGCAAGTATGTTATCGGCCAAATCTCTCGTGAAAATAACTACGCATTTCCTATCCTTCGTGGCATCGGCTATGAGGAATCGAATGGCGAAAATTATCCAATTGCGCAGTTCGTTTTAGATGAAAATCAAATAACATCAAATTACACTATGGCATATAGCCAATTGGTCATAATGATGCACAGAGTCGGCCCTGGCATTGATGACGATGAGATTCGTTACACGCAGAGAGGCGCTGATGCTGTTCCTACATCACGAAAGGTCAACGGCAAGATCCTATACAATGACATCACTCTGACCGCAGCTGATGTTGGTGCGCTGCCAAGTTCGACAGTCATACCGACATACACTGCAGGAACAGGAATCGACATAACAAACGGAGTCATCTCAATCGACTTGGATAATGCAGAAGGGAGCAACTACTAATGGCTACTAAACTTGTACAAGACACATCACTTACATCGGTAGCGAACGCTATCAGAGTAAAAGCGGAGATATCAGGCACACTTGAATTTCCTGACGGATTCGTGAGTGCGATACAGAACATCTCGACAGGGATAACACCAAGTGGCACAAAGACCATAACGGAAAACGGAACTTACGATGTCACAAACTTTGCATCGGCTGATGTAAATGTCAGCGGTGGCGGTGGTGGTGCATCTGTTCCGCCAAAGGAAGTAAACTTCTATGACTACGATGGTACTGTAGTCGATGCCTATACTGCAACGGAATTTGCCAATCTGACAGCCATGCCTGCGAATCCTACACACGATGGACTCACAGCACAGGGGTGGAATTGGTCACTTGCTGATGCGCAGACATACGTTGCTAAGTACGGCAGGCTGAACATAGGGCAGATGTATGTGACCACAAGCGGTGATACAGAAATAGATATTCAGCTCAGCGTTGGCAGAAACAAGCCGCACCTCGGATGCTGTCCGAATGGCACAGTCGAGATAGATTGGGGTGATGGTTCTGCACACGATACACTGACAGGAACGAGCACAAGCACACTGAAATCCATTCAGCACACATATCCTGATACAGGCGAGATGTTCACTATTAAACTGCATATGGAGTCAGGGTCGCTTGGGTTCATAGGCAACAGTTCGGCAGGGTCGCAGGTACTGTATAACGGAACTACATCGACATCAAATGGGCAACGAGCATACCAAAACGCAGTCAAA